TCGGTTACCAGCGGCAACTGCGTTCGTCCCGTTCAGATCAATCGCACCCGCACCATTCGTCGTTGCGAATGGGTTTGCAACCATTCCGTAACGAGTCTTGAATGCGATCTTTGGCTGGAACGAGTTCTCACCAACCGCTCGCACCATCTGGAGCGGAACGTATGGGCAGTAGAAGAGCCCAGCGTCATATGCGCTCGATCCCTTGTATCCCACGGTGAAGTATTCCGTTCCACCGAATCCGGTTGCTCCCGAAGGAAATGATGCGTCGAAGTATGGGTCAATAAAGACCTTGAAGCGACCATTGAGAACACCAGCGAAAGTGTTGCCCGTGTCATCGACGTTCAGGTTGTCCGAAAGGGCTGGAGTGTGATCCAGCAGTCCAGCCATCGACAGAGCAGACGCAACATCTGACGAGCAGATGATGAGGTTGCCCTTCCCGCGTCGAGTTGCCTTGGCGATCTGGTTTGCTTCGCGCTCAAGCTGGAACATAAGTCCCTTGAATCGCTCAACACTCCAGCGTCCGTTGGCATCGACATCGAGATCAAACTCACCAGCGGTTGCTGTGTTCGTCTGCGCTCCATCTGTTGCGGACTTGTTGATTGTGCGAACAACCTCTCGGTTGATCTCAGCAAGAATCTCAGCGGACAGAATGTTAGCAAGCTCTGTCTCAGCATCCAGACCGTGAATGGCCTTGAGATCCTGAGCAAGCTCGACTGTGTATTCTGCCTTGAGGGCTCGCGACTTGGCTGTGACTGTCACCTTGTCGATGACAAATCCCATCTCAGCAATCTGGGCACCAGTATCACCAAGAGTTTCTGCATTTCCTGTATCCATACCACCCTGAGTAACAGCTTGATCAAGAATCGAGTGTGTGTTAGCATGGACAGCAGGTGAACCAAGATCACCTTCTGGGAAGTCTGTTGCAGAGAACGTGGTGTTAGCCTCATTAAACAGAGCTTCGTTGGTGTTTCTTGATCCAGCATCGTCAGTTGATGTTGTAAGCGGTGCATACTGAGAATACATCGCAAAGATCAGGCCTGTTGGTCCTGTCATCGGCTGAACGCCGCAGATGTCATATGCGATCAGGTTTGGCATTGATCGTCGAACAAGCGAGATGAGAACTGGGTCATATGTAGCAACACCTGTTGCTCCACCCGGCGTTCCGATTGCATTGGCTGGTGCCTCATGTAGCGACTGCTCACGAAGTGCCTGCTCCTGGTTCTCAAGAAGAACCGCCGTAACTGCCGCTCGATAGCGATCAGCAATCTTTGGCATTTCCTCATGCTCCAGAACAGGGGCCCACTTTGTCTGTAGTTCCTCTGAAAGATACATTTAATACTCCTTCTGTGAAAATGTTCAGGGCCCTTGTATTCCCTGATCTTTCTTATTTATATAAACCCGAGTCTACACTCGTTCCACAAGTTACTTGAGCTGACCACCCAGAACGCGAACGTACTGTGACATAGCGTCATCCAGCTTTGGTTGCTCGACAGACTCACTAAGTGTCTGTGCGAACTCCTCGTCCACATCTGCGTCGTCATCTTCTGTTAAATCAACAGCCTTTGGAAGATAGCTCTCCTTCAGGATGTTAATCGCCTTTCGATACTGATCCTCATCCTCGAACTGAACGCTCTCGGCAAGATCAGCAATCTTTTCAATTTGACTATCAGCAAGCTCTGAAAGCTCATCAATGAGAATACTCTCACGGACAACTTCAGTTCGTGCATTCTGAAGATCAATGTTGGCCTCGATCTGCTCGTTGAGGGCAGCCTTTAGCTCATCAATCTCTGTTGCCATCTCATCGAGAACATCAACCTTCGACTCTGGAACGTCGATGTAGCTCTCAATGAAGAGCTTCTGAAGACCACCAATGAACTCCTCTGCGATCTCTGCGCGTAGGCCACGCTCAACAGCCAGCTCATTCTTGGTCATCCACTCTTCAACAACATAGTTTAGATAGTCATCAATCTTGTTAGTCAGCTCTGTCTCATGGACGTTGATTGACTCAGCAAGTTCTTGCTTGAAGGACTCCTCAAGCTCATCGAGCTTGTTGTTGACCTGAACGAGAACTGCTGCCTCGAAAATGGTCTTTGCCTTCATCTGAAAATCCTCTGAAAGATCCTCGCTGTCGAACATAGCAGCAACATCCTCAGACAGATCAAGATCATCTGCTGTGATGCGTCGTCGAATCTCTGCGACCTCTTCCTCCGCGATCTCTTCGCTATCGTCGCTGTCGTCCTGCTCTTCCATGACTGCGGAAAGAAGCTCTGCATAGCGAGCGCGAAGCTCATCCTCGTCAAGCTCTGTGACTAGATTAAAGATGTCCTCATCCACTTCGATGATCTCGACATCCTCGTCACTCTCTTCGGCAACGAGATCAAGATCCTCAATCTCTTCCTCTTCCTTGACCTTCTGCATTGACTCTGCTCCGCCCTTGTCAGCCTTTCGCTTTGCTGCCTTGGATGTGGCGTTAGATGCTTTTGTAATGTCAGCGTGCTTGTCCTCGGGATCAGTCAGGAGATTGTCCTTCATTGGCTCTTCGACTCCACCCTTGGCCTTTGGATCGTTTCCGCCCTTACCTGGATCTCCACCTTCAGATGGCAGCTCAGGCTGCCCTGGTGTTGAAACTTTTGGCGTTGGCTTACCTGATTCAGCGCCTTCCGCGATATTTCGGATCGTGCTTTCAAGACTTCTCTTGCTCATTGTTCGACTCCTATGTAAGAACGGTACTTCTTACCGATGTGTGTCTATTTATACAATCGGCTACTTCAGCAGCAGCTTCATGTACGTTGTAAATGCTTCGAGCTTGCGCTCCTCCAGCTCCTTCGCTGTCATTCGTTTCATGCTCTCTGCCATCTGCTCAACGCGCCATGTGTTAGTGCCAGCATCATACCAATACTCGCGACCTTCCATGATACCTTGAACGAAAGCGTTGGGTGCAGAAGGATCAGCAACAATGTCAGCAGCAGTAGCAAGATGGAAATCGTCTTGGACGATCTGAACACCATCTCGATCCTGCTTCAGTGATCCCATTCCGCGCGAAGAAACACCGAGTTGCGCTCCCTCAGAGATGAGGTTACGAACGATGTTTCCGTATGGAGTAGCCAAAATCTTGGCTGTTCCAATAAAGTCATTTCCATTCTCGGAAATGTCTGTAATCATATGCGAGACTCGATCAAGATTGATCGTTGGTCCCTCTGGATGCCCAAGCTCACCGAATGCTCGGTTCTTCTTGACATACTCGTCATTGTAGCGATTGACCTCTCGGACCATTGTTTGCTTTGGATACATGCGACCGTTTCGGTTCTTGACTTCAGCCTGCATGAATGGCCCACGAATTTTAAAGGTCTTTTCTTTCTTGCCTTCTGCAAGCTCAACCTCTTCGACAATGTATTCTACTTGCTCTGTCAGTTCGCTAATTAGCTTCATTGGATTCTCCTAGAGATCGTTCAACGCATATAGACGACCAGTTAGTTTAGCTTGCTGAAGAGCAAACTTCTCCAGCTTTGCAAACTCAGAAGCAGATGAAGAGAGCTTCTTTGCAAACTTTTTCTGGTTGTTTGTGTTTAGATTTCCATGTGTCTGAAGAAGTGCTGTTGCAGTCTCCGGTGACACCTTTACGGAAGAACCATCAGCGAAGCGAACCGTTCCAGCTTGCGAAAGCGTGGTCAGCTTCTTGATGTCGTCAATGGTGTTCTCTGTGATCTCGATCTCGACCTCTTCATTTGTCTTCATGTAGGCACTACGACTCTTGATTTCTTTGTTGATATGGCGTAACCGATCAGAATCTCTTTTGTCTAGTTCACCCTTGGCAAGAAGTCTATCTCTCTGCTTTTTGATGGAGAGTAAACGCTTCATTGATGGATCAGGTCTTTCTGTTTTGTTTTTGGCTTCATCAAACTGCTCGACCTCTTCGTTCTTTGGTCTACCGAACTGATCCTTGTTTCCGAAATGCTTGACAGCTTTGCGGGACTTGGCAGAGGCAGCATAGTGCTTCTGCTTTGCCTTCTCCTTCTGAGCGGCTTGATCCTTTTCACGAGCAGCAGCAGCACGAGCGATCTTTGCTAGTCGCTCTGCTTTCTTCTCGGCAGGAGTCTTGTCGGCGACCTCATCTGGCCAGATAACGTCGTATGCCTCTGTCGCAAGAGTGTAGGTGCCATTGTCCGTCTTGGTGTAGATCGGCTTGATCG